AGATTTATACGCTCATTAACCAACAACAATGTGTGGAATATATAAAATCGAAAACCTAATCAACGGCAAAGTCTATATAGGCAAAAGCGTTGATATTAAGAGTAGACTACAAAATCACAAAAGTGAAAGTTTCAATAAAAATTCCAATGCTTATGATACAGCCATTCATAGAGCAATAAGAAAGTATGGTGTTGAAAATTTCTCTTTTGAAGTAATAGAAGAATGCAGTAGAGAAGATTTATCTGACAGAGAGAAATATTGGATTAAATTCTATAATTCCTTTGGAAGTGGATATAACCTAACCACTGGTGGCGAGGGAGTCCCTACTGTAAATGAAAAGCAGATAAGAAAACTATGGGACGATGGACTTTCAATCGGAGAGATATTTGAGAAAACAAAATATAACAAACATACAATAATCAATGTTCTGCAAAATTATCATAAATATTCTCGGAAAGAAAGCAATCGCAGAGGTAGATTGGATGCTTTTAAAAACAGGGTTAAACCTGTAATTCAATATGATTTCGATGGTAAATTTGTTCAAGAATACAATTCAACAAAAGATGCTGCAAATGCAAATGGAATTGGTGAGAACTTGATACGAGCGTGTTTAAGCGGCAGTCAAAATTCTGCCGGTGGTTATCAATGGAGATATAAGTCAGATGATGCTCCAACGTATTATAAACCTAAAACAGCAATTAAGAAGAAGTCGGTATTACAGTTTGATATTAGCGGAAATCTGATTGCGGAACACTGCTCTGTTAGCAAAGCAGCCAAAAGTGTTGGGCTGTCAAATCCAACTTCAATTATAGTTAGTTGCAAGTCAAGCACGAGAACTGCGGCTGGTTATATTTGGAGGTATAAAGACAGCAATGATTAAAATTCGTTCCTCATAATATGTGGGACTTTATATAGATACTTCACTTTGAGGTCGGTGGTTAATTTGATTGTATTTAAGTAAGCAAACAAACAATATGGAATAACACTAAAACGAAACTATTAAGAATGGAGAAACATACAGAAATGTCAAACGAAGTAAAAGATATTTTTAATACGCTGAATGGCGTAGATGTTTCCGGCAAGGTCAAGGAAAAGGGCGGTCTTTCATACCTCTCTTGGTCATCTGCTTGGTCGGAAGTTAAGAAGAAGTACCCCGATGCTACATACGAGATTAAGCCACAGGTAATGGATGAGGGTGGCAACACAAGATTCTGGCACGATGACGGCAAGACCGGCTGGGTTGAAGTTTCCGTGACTATCGGTGGCATTACCCACACAGAGGTTCTTGCAATTATGGACTTCAAGAACAAGTCTATTCCCGCAGCAGACATTACCTCTGTTGATGCTAACAAGAGTATGAAGCGTTGTCTCGTTAAGGCTTGTGCAATGCACGGTCTCGGCTTGTATATCTACGAGGGTGAAGATTTGCCCGAAGATGCAGCCAAGTTGATTGACCTTCAGGAAGAAGTAACTGAACTTGCCAAGAAGAAGTCTGGATTGTCAGATAAGGCAAAAGAGAAGTCAATCGAACTCTGCAAGGAAGCAGAAAAGGAAGCAAATCCTGACTTGGATGATGAACTCATCACCGGCAAGATTTCAAATATCAATGATGTCGCAATTCTCGAAAACTTGAAGAAGAAATTGCTGGCAGTAAGAAAGTAAAGTGAGGTAATAACTATGGGTTTCAGACAGAGAGACAGTGAGGGTCGTGGCGGTTTCGCACGAATCTGGTCTGTTGAGGACAAGGGCAATTATTCTATTGCCAAGGTAAGCACAAGCAAGAAGCGCAAGGATGGCAGTTACGAGACTGACTTTCAGGACGGCTTTGTTCGCTTGATTGGTTCTGCACACGAAAAGGCACAGACCTTGAATGTTGGAGAAAAGGGTGTAGCAATTCAGATTACTTCTTGCGAGGTAACTACTCCTTATGATGCACAAGCCAAGAAGGGCTATGTGAATTACGCAATTTTTGCATTCGACATTCCCGATGGCAACGACAGCGGTGATGCTGCACCTGCAAAGAGCAGCAAGAAGTCTACGGCAAAGACTTCCAAGGCAAAGACCAAGAAGGATGCTCCTGTTGATGATGAGCAGGGCGAGGACGATTTGCCGTTCTAATCTATGGCAGAGCAGACCAATCCCAATATTGAGCGGTTTGAAAGTCTGTTAAGAAGCACCGAGAGAGCGGGTATGGATAGTCTGATGGAGTTTATTCGTAAGTCAGACTTCTATACCGCTCCGGCTTCGACAAGATACCATTCTTGTCACGAGGGTGGACTTCTTGAACACACTTTGAATGTTTATGACCGCCTTGTAAATAAGTTCAATGATGAGTTATGGAAAGACAAGGTTGATGTTGGTTCAGACAGCCTCATTATTGCCGCCTTGTTACACGACTTATGTAAGTGTTATTTCTATGGCACAGAATTGAAGAACAAGAAGGAATATAGCGACAAAGGAACAAAATCTGACAGCAATGGTAGGTTCGATTGGGTAACAGTTCCGTCTTACACGGTTGATGACAAAATTCCTTATGGTCACGGAGAAAAGTCTGTGATGATGGTTGAGGAATACATCAAGTTAAAGCCAATGGAGAGATATGCTATTCGTTGGCATATGGGCTTCTCCGAGCCAAAGGAGAACTGGAACACTCTCGGCACAGCAATGCGTAAATACCCTCTCATTCTTGCTCTGCATATGGCAGATTTGGAATCAACATATTTACTCGAAAAGGAAGAATAAGCAATGAGCAAGAAAACTGATATTAAAACTTGTCGATATGCAAGATGTAATCACCCTGACAAATTGATTGATATTACAAAGGATAACTACCACGTTGAGGGAAGAATGTACTACCACGCCGATTGTTACAACTTAAAGAAAAAGGGCGATTGGAAAGACGAACAGACCAAGAAAGACCTTCAGTATATCAAAAATCAATGGGTTTTAAACATCAATCAGACAGTTGTATATAGTCAGTTGTTCCACTGCTTAAACGACTTAATTGCTCGTGGAGTTTCATCCGAATACCTTGTATTTGTTCTTGATTATGTAATCAAAAACAAAATGAATTTACGGCATCCACAAGGCTTTAAATACTATGTCGATAGACAAGAGATTAAGGATGCCTACCAAAAACATCTGATTGCAAAGAGTGGCGCAAACAACAAATCCAACTTTGTGGTTACAGATGATAGTTCAACTGCTCCAAAGTTTTCGGTTGCACAAAAACCGCAAGGCTTTAAGAGCATATTAGGAGGTAAGAAGTAATGGATATTGCAGAACTTTCCGATATTCAGTCAGAGAGCGGTGTAATTGGAACACTGATTTATCATCCCGAATTTGTACTTCATACTGATTATCTCCTTCCCGGATATTTCTATGGAGTTGAGAATGGCTGCATCTATTGGGCTATCCAAGAACTCTACAAAGACGGCATCACAAATATTGATGCCTACAATGTAGCAAACAAGTTACAAAGCCATCAGGGAGTTTCAAAGACCATTGAGAAATACAATCTCCCATCCGTTCAGGAGTTTATGGAATTGTATAAGGGAACTGCAAGACACACGGTTGAGGAATACAAAATGCTTGCAGAGAACCTTGTGACTTTGGCTTTCAAGAGAGATTTGATTAAAGTCCTTAACCAGTTGTCAAACAACTGTTACCGAAAGGATTACGACCTTGATAAGTTAAGCAATAATGTGTACGACGAACTTGACAAACTGACACAGAAGTATGTGTCTACAACAGATGTTCACACTCTGGGAACAGAGATTGATGACATTTGGAGCGAGATTGTCGGACGAAGAACCGAAGATGGCACATATGGCATTCCGTCTAAATACCCGATTTTCAATGAGTATTTTACTTATGAGCCGGGTGAACTTGTAGTAGTTCAAGCCAAATACAAGAGAGGTAAATCCGTGTTGCTTATGAACGAAGTAGTTCATAAACTCAAAAACGGTGTGCCTACGTTGGTCGTTGATACAGAAATGCAGACCAGACTTTATACAGAAAGATTGATTTCCCATCTTACTGGCATTGAAATCAAGAGAATAAAGAATGGTCGATATTCAGATGAAGAAGCAAAGAAAATCAGCGACAGTATCAAGTGGCTTAAAGAGCAGCCATTCGTACATATCTACGACCCAAATATTACAAACGAAAAGTTATATACCATTTGTAAGATGCTCAAATATAAGATGGGACTTACCTTTGTGGTTTTTGACTATATCAAGAGCAATGCGACTTCAACAAGTGATAACTACAATATCCTCGGTGCAAAATGTGACTTTTTGAAAAACCAGATTGCAGGTGAATTGAATCTTTCAGTTCTTACGGCTTGTCAGTTAAACCGTGCCGGTGAAGTTGCAGACAGCGATAAGATTAACCGTTATCTTTCTGTCGGTATCAAATGGGATTATAAATCACAAGAAATGATTGCCAAAGACGGTATGAAGTGCGGCAACTCATTCGCAAAAATCTATGTTAATCGTCTCGGTGAGCAAATGCAGGAAGATGATGAGGAAGATTACATCGACTTCGTATTCTCCGGCGATACAATGACGATTATCGAAGCAGAACAGCACGATAGGAACGGAGCATTTTAAAAAGACTGGAGGTAAGGTTGGATGAATTATGATGACGAAATGTTAAGACAAATCAATGAAGAAGCCGACCTATATGCCTATGTAAGCCAGTCGTTAGAACTCGAAAAGCGTGGAGAGGACTATTTCACAAACTGTCCTCTGCACGTCGATGTTACTCCATCTCTATCGTTTACTCCCGCAAAGAATTCTTACTATTGCTTTTCTTGTGGTAAAGCAGGTGGAATGATTGGTTATCTTATAGACTTCGAGGGAATGTCTTTTGAAGATGCAGTTAAAAAGGCTGCAAGTTTGGCAAATGTTGACCTTTCAAAAATGTGCCAATCCAAAACAATGACTTTCCTCAAAAGATATAGAATGATGCAAAGTCAAAAGAAAGAAGTCTACCAACACGAAATTCTACCTGCCACCACAATGAAGAAGTATAAGAAATGCAAAGTTCAAGAATGGCTGGACGAAGGCATTGAGCAAGAAGTAATGGATTTGTTCGGAGTTCGCATTGACGATATTGGCAATAGAATTGTTTACCCTGTGTATGACATAGAGGGCAACCTTATAAATGTCAAGGGCAGAACAAGATATGAAAATTACAAAGCAATGAAGATTGCTAAATATATAAACTACTATACCGTTGGTGTGATGGACTATTTTCAAGGTCTTGAAACAACACTCCCCTATATCCAAGAAGAAAATGAGGTTATCATTTTTGAATCCGTAAAGAGTGTTATGAAAGCATATGGCTGGGGTTACAAGAATTGTGTTTCCGCAGAAAAACATACATTAACGCCCGAACAGATTGACTTGCTAATTAAGTTGAGGGTAAATGTTGTGCTGGCATATGATTCGGATGTCAACTACTTCAAGGATGAAGTTAGGGAAGATATTGATAAGTTAAGGAGAGTAACCAATGTTTATATCATCGAAGATAAACAGAAGTTGCTCGGCGGTGCAAAGACAAAGAACGCACCGGTAGATTGTGGGTTAGATATATGGGAAGAATTATATTCAGATAAAAGAAAGGTGGTGAGGATATGAGCGAATCACAGGGCAATGACAGAAAAACTCGATGGTCGTATTCTCGTGCCACCTGTTTTGGTCATTGTAAGTATGAATTTTATCTCGACTACATTATCAACGATGATAACCAATACTTGTCTGAAGGTAATTTCTATGCAGAAGTCGGCAGTTATGTTCACGAAATTCTTGCAATGATTTTCAAGGGTGAACTCAAAGTCGAAGATGCTTTGCAATATTACATAGACAATTATGACAACTATGTTTGTTATAAGGTCAAGAAATCAACTATGGAAAAGAGTTATGAGACCATTGCAGACTACTTTGCAAGCCTTGATATTGAGTGGTTAAAAGACTATGAAATTCTTGGAGTAGAGTTAGAGCAGCGTTTCACAGTTGATGGATATGACTTCATTGGTTTTATCGACTTACTGTTGAGAGATAAGAGAGACGGCAAAATTGTGGTATTAGACCACAAGAGTTCAGAATATCCGTTCAAAAAGAACGGAGAAATAAAGAAAAAGTCGCAGCAGAGTTTTGAATCTTATAAGAGACAGATGTATTTGTATTGCCACGCAATTCATCAAACTTATAAAGAGTTCCCGAAAGAGATTACTTGGAATCACTTCAAGGATGGCGGTGTGTTTGCAACAATTCCATTTATCCAGAGTGAGTATGAAGAAGCAATAAAGTGGTTCAAAGATACGATTAAGACTATCGAACTTGAAGAAGAATTTGAGCCTTCAGAGGATTTCTTCTATTGTACCAATCTTTGTAATTTCCGACACTCTTGCGAGTACAGAAAGGCTGCGAGTAGAGGGTGAGATATGGCACGATATAATAACTACCATAAACACGACCATTACGGCAATCCGTGGACTATGGACGTAGTGGTTAAACCAGAAGAATATTGCAAGAGAGCCATTGAATTGGGTCACGACTCCGTATTTACAACAAATCACGGAGTCACCGGCAATATCTTCGACTGGCTTGATTTGGTCAATAGAAAAGACCAAGATGGCAAAAAGATATATGATTTGAAGTTAAGATACGGAATGGAAACCTATTTTGTAAAAGATAGGTTCGCAAAGGACAGAAGCAACAAGCACTTGGTTATCATTGCAAAGAACAATGATGGAGCAATGCAGTTGAATGACATTATGACCGAAGCGCATTCCACCGGATTCTACTACAAGCCGAGAATTGACACAGAATTGTTGTTCTCATTAAATCCAAACAACTTCATTATCACAACTGCGTGTGTGGCAGGTATTTGGAATGACCCAGAACTTATCCTTGCTTTACATAGGAAGTTCGGTAAAAACTTCTTTCTTGAAGTTCAGTCTCATTTGTTCCAAAAGCAGATTGAGGTAAATCAAGAACTTTTGAAATTAAGCAAAGAAGCCCATATCCCGATTATCCACGCAAACGACTCTCATTATATCTATCCACAAGATACAGAATATAGAGATATTCTATTAAAGGCGAAAGACATCTATTATGAGGACGAGGGTAGTTCTGTCCTCGACTATCCTGATGATGATGAAATCTATCGCAGATATGCTAAACAAGGTGTGCTGTCTCGTGAGCAGGTCAGAGAGGCACTTGAAAACACCTTAATCTTTGATGAGTGTGAACCTTTCACTCTTATCAACGATGATATTAAACTTCCTTCGGTTGCAGAGAACCCAACAGAGGAATTAAGAAAGATTATCCGCAAACAATGGCTTATCGAAAGAAACAACATTCCGAGAGACCAGTGGCAAAAATATACGGATGCAATCTCTTATGAGTTGGATATTGTGGAGAAAACTCATATGGAGAACTACTTCTTAATTGACTACCAAGTTGTTAAAGACGGTCAAGAAAAGTACGATGGTCGTTTAACTAATACAGGTAGAGGTTCAGCACCGAGTTTCTATATAACAAAACTTCTCGGACTTACCGATATTGACAGAGTATCTTCACCGATTACTTTGTTCCCAACACGATTTATGTCCGTTGAGAGAATTTTGGGTACAAGGTCACTTCCTGATATTGACCTTAATACAACCGACAGAGAACCATTCATCAAAGCAACAGAAGATTTGCTCGGCAAGGATAACTGTGCTTGGATGTTGGCTTGGAAGCCATTCCAAGATGCATCTGCATTCCGAACTTATTGTAAAGGTATAGGCAAAGATATTGACGAATACGACGATATTGCTAAAAACCTTGAACTCTATGAGAACGACAGTAAGTGGAAGAAAATCATTGCAGACAGTAAGAGATTTGTCGGTGTAATTGAGAGTATTTCAGAATCTCCTTGTTCAATGCTTTTGTACGATAAGCCGGTAAGAAAAGAGTTGGGATTAGTAAGAACCAGTAAAGATAAGTTTTGCTGCTTGCTTGATGGTTATAACTGTGACAAATACAAATACCTTAAAAATGACTACCTTACTGTTACAGTTTGGGCGATTATTCGAGATGTTTGTAAACTTGCAGAAATACCAATTCCTACTATCCGAGAAATTGACAATCTGTTCGACGATGCCACATTTGACATTTATAAGAATGGATTAACCAGCACAATCAATCAGGCTGATAGTGATTTTGCAACTGGACTTGTAACTACTTACTGTCCTAAAAATGTTTCCGAAATGTCAGCATTCGTTGCGATTATTCGTCCCGGATGTGCAAGTCTGTTACAAGACTTTATTGACAGAAAACCATATACAACTGGTGTTCCAGAACTTGATGAAATTCTCATCGAGGGCAAGCACAGAATGATTTACCAAGAGTTGATTATGAAATATCTAATTTGGCTCGGCATTCCTGAAACTGGCTCTTATGACATCATCAAGAAGATTGCGAAGAAGAAATTTAAGGAAGCAGAACTTGCGGAATTGAAAGCAAAACTTCTTACCGGCTGGAAAGAAAGAGTTGGCAAAGAGGATGGATTCATTGAGACTTGGACGGTTGTTGAACAGGCTGCAAAATACTCTTTCAATGCTTCTCACTCATTGTCATACGCCTATGACAGTTTATATGGTGCATATCTGAAATCACACTATCCTTTGGAGTATTACACGGTAGCACTTAACTACTATGGAGATGACAGTGTAAGAACATTGAAATTAACCGATGAGTTGTCTTTCTTTGATATTAAGTTAAAACCAATCAAATTCAGATACTCAAAGGGTACATATGCTCCATCGAAAGACGATAACAGCATTTATAAAGGCATTCAGTCTATCAAATATATGAATGCTAAAATCGCAGACGAAATTTATGAGTTAAGAAAGAACAAATATGATTCCTTTGTAGATTTGCTTTATGACATTTCCGCAAAGACTTCAACGGATGCACGTCAGTTGAAGATATTGATTGATTTGGACTTCTTCTCTGAATTTGGAGATGCCAATACGCTGATGGCACAATATAAGTTCTTTGATACCTTCAGCACAAGAAAACAATTCAAGAAAGATGAGTTGGAAGAACTTGGTATCTCATTAGATATGATTAGACCATATGCAGGTAAAGAAACTGCAAAAATGTTCACAGAGGTTGACTTTAATGCTTTTGTAAGAGTTGCTGCAAGAGAAATTAAAGCACCGGCAAGAAGATTGTCGGAGCAGATTAAAGCACAAACCGAGCATCTTGGCTATATCACTATCGCAGACCCGAAATATAGCAGAATGGCTGCTGTATTAGCCGTTGACAAAAAGTATTCTCCAAGGCTTAAACTATACTCTTTGAAGAATGGTACTACTCTTGATTGTAAGATTGATAAGAGAACATTCAACAAAGATAAATTGGCAGTAGGTGATATTGTCAGAATCACAAGCACAAAAGAAAAGCCAAAGAGCAGAAAGAATGAAAACGGAGAATGGGAATCCATTCCGGGAACAAAAGAACTATGGGTTAATGCTTATCATAAAATCGACAATATGTAATTTTACAGATAAGCAGGAATAACACCATAACAGAAATATATCAAGGAGAGTTATAAATGCAAAGAGAACCAAACACAGAATATATCTTGTCTCTTTCATATGGCAAAGATAGTCTTGCTTGTCTCGAAGCGATTAAACAACTCGGTTATCCACTTGATAGAATCGTACACGCAGAGGTATGGGCGACTGATACCATTCCGGCAGACTTACCGCCTATGATTGATTTTAAGGCACACGCCGACAAGATTATCAAGGAAAAATACGGATATACAGTCGAACATATCTGCGCTGTTCGGGGGTAAGAAACTTACCTACGACACCCAATTCTACGAGTGGATTAACGAAGGAAGAAACAAAGACAGAATCTATGGTTTCCCTTACACCCTCGGAGCGTGGTGTAACAGCAGACTCAAAGTTAATGTCTTGCAGTCAATCGCAAGAGAAAATAACCTACGAAAAACTGTTTTATCATATACCCAAGAGACGGAAGAAGCCTCAAACGGCAGGGGGAGAAATTCACAGCAAGTTCTCCGAATGGATTCCCAGTGCAGCAAGTCCCGTGGTGCAATTCGGGACTCAAAAAGCCAGTGTTCAGACAAATCAATTCTCGGATTCCCAATTCCAAGAGGAACTTGGTGCAACAGCAACCTCAAAATTGCTGCCATACGGGTTTCCAATCTCAATCGGCAGAGGGAATTGGTGTACCCAACTCAAACAGCGGGTTTTTTGGCAGCCCCATTGCACAAGGGGCGAAGAAAAATATTGTGCAGTACCTCGGAATTGCTGCTGATGAGCCAGAGCGAATTAAGAGACATTCCGTTCCGGGTAAAATGTTACCACTCGTAGACATAGGTTGGGATGAAGCATATTGCAGACAATGGTGTGAAGAAAACGATTTGCTTTCTCCAATCTATACAACCGCAACAAGAGGAGGTTGTTGGTTCTGCCATAACCAAGGCGTAGACCAACTCCGACTTTTAAGAAAGAATTATCCAGACCTTTGGCAGTTGCTTTTAAAGTGGGATAAAGACAGTCCTACTACCTTTAAATCTGACGGACACACCGTACACGACTTTGAGAAAAGATTTGAAGCAGAAGATAAAGGTATTGTCAAGGCTGGCGACAAGAAATTCAGATGGAAACAAGTTCTTCAAGATGAGAAGAAAGAGGTAGACAAATGAATATAGCAAGTCAAATTGAAGTTGCTAAAACAAGACTTGAAGCGGCAAGGAAAGAGAACAACCCGACAGAAATTAGTGTTTGGGAATCCATCTTAAAG